GAATTACCAATATCAAAGCTTAAACTCTGAAGCGCACCAGCATAACTTAATAATGCAAAACTACTTGTATTTCCATTTTTAAAAATTAATGGTGTTGCCTGATTACCATAAGTAACTGAAGGTAATGCTGTGTCTGTTGGGGAATTGTATATTCCGGTAAAAGTAAAATCGAGGGTTGGGATCGCGCCAACCTCGGCTGACAATGCAACTGTTCCTCGACAACCGGTAACAATATGCCTTACACCGTCTACGTTGTAGTGGATAGTAACAGATGAAAAACTAGCTGAAATAGGTTCGTAAGTAACGCTAGTTCCAGAAGCTACAGTCTCGGATAAACCACACGCCTTGAGCGCACTTCCATATCTTGGGGCTGTACCAGCAGTTCCAGATCCAGCAAACTCAACGCTGAATGTACACTCAACTCTAGTGTTTGCTAATAGCTGTTGTGATGATCCAAGATATGGTCTTACAACATCTCTATTAACCACATCACTTGATTGTGGTGTAATACTAAGATCAGTTACTAAAACTACGTCTGTAGCTGCTGGTGTTGGATCAGTTCCGTATGAGCTTTCTGCTTCAATCAGAATTACTCTCTTCCTTGTCAGTTGTGCCATCTGTAATTACCTCAGTAAGGATTTCTGCTTGTTTTGTTTGTTGAACTAGCTTACGCTCGCCAGTTTTAGGGTTGAGAATGTAAGTTCCACCCTCGTTTGGGATTTCATTACTCATAGTAATCAATCAGGGTTGTTAGGCTTCACAATACATCATCGCTATGTAGTTAAACTGTTATATAAAGTTCGATACTCAATATCAAATTCACAAGAGATAACCCCTGCGGCTTCATCTGCTTCTAAAATTTCAAATGATGTTGTTGATGGTCTGATATCAATAGATAGACCTCCAAGTGTTGGATCAGTTAAAACTTTAGTATGCAAACTTTCAATCGTAGGATCTGCTGTGCTATCTGGTACTGAACCTCTAGCGACTACAGTTATACGAACTCTTAGTTCATGTGTGATTGAGTTATAAAGACTAGTAGTGTCTTGAGGAGTATCACTTATTGGCTCTAAAATTATTGCTGGAGTTTCTGTCCTTGTAAAGGCTTCAGCCCTAGACCTATATATCCTAGTCCCTACACCAGTAGTACCAGCTAAATTTGTTTTTATTTTTGCTAATATTTGTTCTCTTTTTGTAGCCATATTACACCTTAGTTAAAGATATTCTACATAAAGTACCGTCATCTATCTTTCTTACATTTCTTACTTTATATTTCACCTTACTTACTTCTATTTGTGTATCAAAAGCTAAAGTACCAAGGTCACCAGTTTTAACTGTTAATTCATAATCAGTTGTCATTACAACACCATCAGCTATCACCTCATCAGGTTGTTCAAGAATACCTTTATAAGTTGCGTTGTCATAAAAAACATCCTCTGAAAAATCTCCAAAGAATGTATTTATATCTTCTGTGAAAGCCATAAGAAAAAAGCCCTCATTAGAGGGCTATATATTTAGCCGTACTTTTTAAGACCAATCAAATTGATACTAAAAGTAAATGTTGGGGATGATCCACCGATTGTTTGCACAATCTTAATAAAACGCTTGCTTGAATCTTTATTGATTGCAAGTGTTTGCATTGAAGCAGAACCAGTTACTTGTGTAAAAGTAGCACCAGATAAATCTGTGTATGTACCACTTGTGGCATCTGATTCAGTTAGTTTAATGTCTAATGTAGGAGAAGAACCGCCACCAGCAGCACTATCCAGAATTAGCATTACATCACCATCATATTCAAGTAAATCTATTGCACTTGATGTAGCTGTGCTTGTTACAGCAGCAGTCGCAACACCAGCAACAACAGTTAACTTCTCTAGGTTCTGTTGGATAACAGACATTTTAAGATTCCTCCATAATTGAGATTGCTTCTTCTAATTCAACAATTAGATCAGCTTTGTTATGTCGTTTATCAAGTTCAAGTCCTAATGTTCTTCCGTAAACTTCAAGCTGGGCTTTTGTCATTTGAGAAAAGTCAACTTCGTCACTATCGGTAGGCTCTTGCTCGACAACTGGTTCTGTACTGGGTGTTGGTGCTTCACAAGTTTCAACAACAAGCTCTGCTTTTCCAACATTAATCAGATACTCACCAGTATGTTGCTCCACATCAACAAGAGAACCAGAGTCCGTAGGGACTCCAGCAATCATTGTTGAGCGTAGCAATTTAAGCTTCATATTATGTTCCGAAGCAGAATGCACCAGGCTGTTTAACGCCGAAATCGACATCTTGTAACGCGATTATTCTTACGCTACCAGCAGTTGCATTTGCATAAGGATCAACTGTTAGATCTAAACCAGACCACATACCGATTACAAACTGTGAGAAATCTCCGAAGAGTACATCGTTGTTTGCTAACTGGTTAGAAACAATAGCTGGATAGCCATTAATTTCATTGTTCTCAAACACGAACTGCGCTGTGTTTGAAGCTTTTTCTGTTGACTTCAACGCACCTCTAGCAGAAGCATTTATTAGGTAGAACATATTAGCTACATCAGCATTAGCTGCTGCAACGTCTGTTTCCATTCCGATGTACTCAGCAAAAGTACCAAATGTAGTTATTGTCTGTGTACCTACACCAGTTGTATCTTTAATTCCAAGAGGCTCGTTAGAACTACCAGAACCGTAGATTGCTGCGTTATCAAGTTTAGTAGCAATAACCTTCGCAATATCATCTCTGATCATTGACTCAACATCAATAGATGACTGAAGAAGAAGTCTTCTGCTGTAGTCAACAAAAGCACCAACCGTCTTAGGTGTCATGTTGACCTGGTCAAACGCCTGTTGGCTCTCAGTTGGAGCGCCGGATTCACCAACGAAATAAGCAGTCGATGTAGATGTCATTCTGGGGATAGCCACGTTACCAGACAATCCTGTAAGCATTGTTGGGTTTGTTGCCATAACAGCCATTCTCTTACGAAGAATGTCAATAAATGAACCAGCAAGTAATTCTGTTGGAACTAAGTTACCACCGGCAGTTGCTGTACCTACGTTTAAGTCTCTTTTTAGAACTTCGTTTGGAACTAAGATGCCGTTTGCTGGCTTGTCATATCTCTTAGATGCTTCCTCAGATACTTCTCTTTCAAAAGCTGCTGCTTCTTGAGCTTGGCGATCTGTAGGATTTGCTAAAGCATTCAAAGCTCTCAAGAATGAGAATCTTTTAACTTCTTTTGGCTCTAAGCCAACTTCATTTGTTGCCATGTCAGTAGAACGAATAGGTGTATTACGAACCTCTGCCTTGTTTTTAACAAGATCGAGGATAGCTGCTTTTGCCTCTTCGGGTGTTTTATTACCCTTTATAAGTGTGTCAGCAAGCTCTTCTGCTCCATACTTTCCGAACTCACGACATAGTGAAGTGATTGATGCTGTACGAGCATTGTTTTCATCAATAGCACGTTGTACTTCGGCTTTGATGTCGATCTCAACGGCTGGAGCCGTATCAACCGCAGTTTCTTTTGTTGATTCTTCCATAGTTTGAACCGAGGGTGATGCGGATTCAACCGCAGAACGTACCTCCTCAAGAGGGGAGTTATCTTCCATAGTAATACTATTGCCTTGTGAGGGTGTAATCAAGCTTCTTCCAAAACCAATTGTTGGATCAGCCGGTACAGTTACAACCGACAATTCGTGTACAGACCAGCTAGAAGCTCGCATCCCATCTTCCATTTCTTCCATATCATTTATCTGATAACCAAAAGAAATTCCGCGTAAAATACCGTCTTTAACGTCTTCTAAGACTTCAGAAGCGAATTTATTGCGAGAAAAGCGAATTTTAGCAAAACCGCGCTTTGTTTCTGGATCTATCTTTGCAGACTCAACAACACCTATTGGTTTGTTCATATCGTGATTAAACAAGACCGCTCCACCGTCATTTAATCGAGATAAATCCGCTGCGCCTTCATCATGGCTTAACACTTCGTTACCAAAATATCGTTTTACAGGATATTCAGAACTAAATGGAAACTCAAATGTGCGTGATTTCACATTTTTAAAGTCTGTTACCTCTTTACGTTCAAACTTATCTCCAGCTTCAATTGATCTAATGTCTGCAATTTTTGTCAAAGTAGAAAATCTATGACCTACCTTTCTATCGGTGGACTCACCATTTCTATATAAGGTAATTAATGCTGCTGGATCATCTGCCGTTCCATTAATAGTGAAAGAACTATCAGGCACATCTATTGATCCATCTCTAACGATACGATCAATTTTTCCTCTAGCACGACCGCCACTAGAGTTCCAAGAAACAAAATCCCCGACCTTAAGACCGTCAGGCTCTGCTCTTTCCTCAACAATTTTAGTTTCTTCAACTGTTTTGGTTTCTTCAGTCATAGAACGCTCCCTAGCTTTTTTAATTGAATTTGACTTTGACCCAGACCAAGTCTGACCGGCATCACCGCCCCAGGCGGCCCAAGCTACCCTTCCGTTACTAGGATAGCCTTTTTCGCCTTGACGGAAACCCTTGCCTGATTTGTCTGACTCATGTCGAGCAAACCATGCATTCATTGTAATAACAGTATCAGGTGATAGCTCATTTCCGCTTAATATTTGTGTTGCCCTAGTTCTAGCAACGTCTGTGCCACCACCTTCTCCTTCTTTTTTCCATGCTCTATACCTTTCAGCTTCTGCCCTCATGCCTTTGGTTGGCATTAGATTTATGTCAACTCCATTGACGTTTGCCATTACGAATCAGATTTTTTACGTTTTTTTGATCTACTAGGAGTTGCTGGAGGGGCTGTAATATTTACATTGCCCTCAGAACCAATCTCAACCTCTAGATCTAGATCTTTGTCTAATACTACATCTAATGACTTGGCAACCTCTTGCTCTCTAGCTATCTCAGAAACAATATCGTCATAATCACCACCATTTGTTTGAGCTATAACTTGTGACTTTGTCATATAACCAGCTTGTTCAGCTTCCCTATACGCCTTTATTTCCTTTAAAGGATCAACGTAGTGTTGTGCTGGTGGAGTCCATCTTGGTTTGCAATATCTTTTAGAGTTTGATGCATAATCAGGAAAATCTATAACTCCAGATAAAACAGCAAGATCTAACCATTCTTTAAATATTCGATAGTGAAAATTATCTATTATATATTTTTGACAAAATTTCCAATGTTCTCTGTCTTCTAGCAAACTTAATCTTGAACTTGAATAGTTAGTTTCGCTAAAGTCCTTACTGATAGTTTCAAAACTACATCCAATTCCGGTTGCGAAACGCCTAATTTTGTTTTTTACAAACATCTCATATTGCTGACTTGGATAATCAATGTCAGGAACATTAACAGATTCGTTAGGCATAAGATAACGAAAAGTACCAGGCTCAAAGGATTGTATGCGTTGATGGTTCTCGACCTCATCTCCTATAAGCTCCCCTTGATCGTTTTGGATAAAGCCCATGATTGATGCACCGGCTCTTGCTCTAATAACAGCAGCTTCTTCATATCCTTGCAACTGATGCATATCAGCCATAACACTATGAAACCAAGGCACACCTCTATTTTGGCCAGGTCTTTCTGGAAGGAATAAATGGATAATGTCTTCTGCTGGTACAAAAATATGTAGCTTTTTATTTGCAGAAAAGTCTAAATAATATGCATCACCAGGGTGTTTTGTGAGGATGGCATATCTAATAGCTCTACCCCATTCATCAACTTCCACACCATTTCTCCACTCATTACCCTTACTAAGAGTTTTGCCGTCATATTCTTCGTCTAACAAATCGCTTTCTATTATTTGTAAAGCAAGTGGTACTTCTGAATTACCAAATGGTTTTCTTACGATTCTAAAAATAGCTTCCCCTGATTCACACAATGCTCCAGCAGCAAGCCATTCAAATTGGTGAAAGCTATACTTGCCAGCACAATCACAACTATCTGCCTTAGTCCAATCATCCCAACCTTCTTCAATAATATTATTTACTCTTTGATCTCTTTTTCCTCCTCTTTGTTGTACAACCAAACTTTGAAACTTCATTCCAGTTCCAACTATATTTATTTGTGTTGTTCTTTTTGCTTGTCTAGCATAAGGATTATTTCTTACTAATTCTCTTGATCTATCTCTTAGCTTACGCAAACTATTCCTTATTTC